ATGAAGCAATCTGATAACATTGTGCGAAACACTACAGTAGCAAAGGCTCGGCAGGCCATGACGTTTGCGGATGCAACAACGCCAACTCTAATCGCTTGCATCTATCTTTGCGGATAAAGTAAAATTACATTACAAGACAAGAATCGTAGCCCTGCGAGTTAGCGGGGAGCGTCACCACCCGAGCAGGGGAACATCTTGGCAAAGTTTTCTAAGAATACGATATCGCAAGTATCGGGGTTTGACAATCCCGTTATCGCTGGCGAGTTAGTCTACAACCAACAAACGTACTGGAACCTGACGCTCACCGCAGCAGACTCAGCAGGCGTCCAGCAACCCGTAGACTTAACCGGCGTCACCATCAACGCCCAAATCCTGCGGCGCACTGTTACAAATCTAATTGATACCCGCAATGGTTTAGTTTTTGATATCGGCAATTTCACGCCGACACCTACGGCAGTTGCTTTAACCGTCAGCAACATTGTCACAGCGGCAGGTTCATTCACCATTACGATTGACGACTCTACATGGGGCTTGTTAACCACCGATGCTGAACTAGGCATTGACGTTACCAATCCAGTTTGCTTTTCTGGACGCATCAAGATTTCATTCCCCGCTAACTCGCCTACGCCTGCCGAGGACAACATCATTTTTCTGATGTTTTTGGTACGGTCAGACGGCATCATAAAAATCTAAGGGGAAACAATCATGGCAAATATGCAAGTCACGGTAGTCGACGGCAACAATGTCACTGTTAGTTTAGATCGTGGAGTGGCAGGGGTTGGAATTGCAAGCATTTCATTGGTTGTTATTAACAACGCTAATTATTTGTTGATCACTTACACAAACGGCACGACTCAAACAGTTGGGCCTGTAGGGGTTATTCAATATTCTGGCACTAGCCCAATAAATATTAATGGATCAGTTATCAGTTTGACAACGGTGCCGATTAATTTGGGTGGCACTGGGCAGACAACAGCCGCTGCTGGCCTTAATGCTTTGCTACCGGCGCAGACAAGCCAGGCCAACAAGTATCTTCAGACAGACGGCACAAATGCTTCCTGGGATGCCGTCAGCCTGTCTACTGCCGATATCACTGGCATTTTGCCCGTAGTCAATGGAGGCACCGGAGTAGGAACAAGCACAGGCTCTGGCAACACCGTCCTATCTACTTCCCCGACTTTGGTAACACCCGTGCTTGGGACGCCAGCATCAGCAACGCTCACCAACGCTACAGGATTGCCCGTAGCAACCGGCATCAGCGGGTTAGGCACAGGCGTAGCCACATTCCTTGCAACGCCTTCTAGCGCCAATCTAGCAGCAGCATTGACAGACGAGACAGGCACAGGCGCAGCCGTATTTGCAACCAGCCCGACACTTGTCACGCCAGCCCTTGGCACTCCAGCATCAGGCGTGATGACAAACGTCACCGGCACAGCGGCTGGTTTGACTGCTGGCAACGTCACTACCAATGCAAACTTGACCGGTGCAATAACCTCCACAGGCAATGCAACATTATTAGGCTCATTTACCTCTGCCAATCTTGCCAGTGCTTTGACTGACGAAACCGGCACAGGTGTGGCTGTATTTGCAACTTCTCCGACCCTTGTGACACCTAACCTTGGCGTAGCAACTGGCACATCCTTTCAGGGCATTATTGGCAACGTCACGCCTGCGGCTGGCACATTCACCACAATTACGGGCGCTATTTTAAGCCGAGTAGTAGTTATTGCAGACGCAATATCCATCACGGTCAACGTTGACACAACCGACATTGCAACCCAAGCCAACACGCAAGCGGTAGGCACCTTGACTATCAATGCGCCAACTGGCACAGCAATCAATGGTCAAAAGTTCATCCTGCGCCTCACCAGCACCAACGTGCAGACCTTTGCGTGGAATGCCGTGTTCCAAGGCTCTACGGACATTAGCCTGCCGACTGCATCAAGTGGTGGCGGTTTAACCGATTACGTCGGATTTATCTACAACAGCACCTCTTCAAAATGGCAAATGATTGCCAAGGTCTTTGGCTTCTAAGGAACTGACATGATCAAGATTGACTTTGAAATTAACGGCTTTCGTGACGCTCTGCATTTGGCTGATGACCACGGGATGACTGACGCCGAGATCGAGGCGATGAAGCAAGCCCGTTATGACAAGTGGGATGCCTACGTCAAGAACCCTCCTGTAGTGGTTGATGCACCTGTTGAGGAGTAAGCATGGCAGCACGATTTTGGGTAACGGGCGGTACAGGTAACTGGAACAGCACAACCAACTGGTCTGCAACCACTGGCGGCGCTTCTGGTGCATCTGTTCCTAGCACTTCTGACACTGCAACATACGATGCCTCATCTGGGGCTGGCACAGTCACGCTTGACATTAGCCCAACGATTCAGACCCTGACTTGCACGGGTTTTACGGGCACGCTTGCTTTTGGCACAAACACGATCTCACTGAACAGCACGGGCACAATTTTTACGGGCGCTACGACCATGACGGTTACTGGGACGCCGTTGATTATTTGTACTGCCACTGTTACGACCACAGCAAGAACAATTACACCAACAGCGGTTACAGAGGCCAATAGTATTTCGTTCAGGTTTACCAACAGTACGGCGGCGCTTACTCTGACCGCTGGTTCGTATCGCGATTTAGATTTTACTGATGGTACAACTTCAGCAGGGTTTGGCGGTACATGGAACAATTCAGTTATTACAATTTTTGGTAGTTTAAAATTGTCTACATCTGGAATGACGGTTCCAGATGCCGCAGGTACTTTAACATTTGCCGCAACTACAGGCACAAAGACAATTAACTCAAATGGCGTCACCATTTCACGCCCATTCACCTTCAACGGTGTAGGCGGTACTTTCCAGCTTCAAGATGCATTGACTTCCGGTGCTACTCGCACTTGTACGCTGACAAACGGCACGTTGGATTTAAACGGATACACACTGACTACGGGCGCTTTTAATTCTTCCAACAGCAACACTAGAACATTGGCATTTGGTTCAACTGGAAAAATTGTAGCCACAACAAACAGTGGAACAGTATGTGTAACAAGCACCGCAACGGGATTAACCGTAACAGGAAGCAAACGTGTTGAATTAAATTACAGCGGAAGCGTAGGAACCCGCACCATATCTGGCGCACTTACAGCCACCGTAATTGAAGGAGTAAATCTTTTAGATTACTATATTACCGCTGGTACAGACACTATTGTTGTTACCTCTTCTAGGTCATATGGCGATATTGATTTTTCTAACGGTGGCACAAGCACATTTGCGGGAAGTCTCTCAGCGGTTACTAACACAACTGCCATTTATGGAAATTTAATTTTAAATTCCGCAATGAGCTTGGGTAGCGGAACTGATGCGGTTCAAATGAAAGCTACGTCAGGCACAAAAACAATCACTAGCGCAGGTAAAACATTAGATTTTCCACTCACATTTAACGGAATTGGTGGCTCATGGGCAATGCAAGACGCCCTGACGCTTGGCTCAACCAGAGCACTGACAATGACGAACGGCACGTTGCAACTCAAGTCAGGCACAACCAGCACAGTCGGCTCGTTTGCCACATCAGGCACAAACCAAAAGTTTTTGTCAGCAACAACACCCGGATCACAAGCCACTCTTTCTGATGCCAGCGGCACAAACAGTGTGAGCTACCTCACCATCCAAGACAGTGCCGCAACTGGCGGTGCGGTGTTTCAAGCCTTTACGTCAAACTTTAATGTTGATGCTGGCAATAATACTGGGTGGAAATTTAATAATGCCGGTGGTGCTTTTCTAATGTTTTTCTAAAATATCATGGCTAAAAAAATGATCAGTGAAACCGAGGCCAAGCTGGCTACGCATGAGGCTATCTGTGCCGAGCGTTACGAAAGCATCCAAAAGAGTTTTGCTGCTGGCTCAAAGCGCATGGCAAAGCTGGAGTATCTGCTTTATGTCGTGATTGCAGCAGTTCTGTTTGGGCCAGGCGTAGCGGCTGAGTTTGTCAAGAAAGTAATAGGGTTGTAGTGTGGAGTTTTTTGAAGCACTGGCAAAAGGTTGGCCCATGTTGCTGGCGCTGATAACGCTTATCATTGTGCTGGCAAAAATGGATATAAAGATTGCTGTGCTGGAAGAAAAAGTTAAATCGTTGTTTGAGATATTTAACAGAAAAGACAAATGATTGATCTGACCAAAGCCATTGGAGCAGTCGCAGCCAGCATTGCAGCCATTGGCGGCGGTTACACCTTGGCAGACAAATTTGGTTGGTTTGACCGGGCAATCCTTGAATGGTCACCAGAGCATTTTAAGATCACAGCAGCGGCAGGGCAACCTATCAATGTCACGGTGGCCAGGATCAAAAAGCGGGATGATTGCTCGGTGGAGAATTTTACGCCAAGCATCCGTGACGCCGCAGGCATGGTGCATGAGGCAACAACAACGGCAAGTAAGTTCAGCGGCCCAGCGGGGCCAACGATTGATACGTTTACATACCAACTCACGATGGTGAAAAAAGAAAAAATTGCACCGGGCACAGCCACACTGCTGGCAACAATCAAGTACAAATGCCCGGAGGGTGAGCGTGTGGTTCAGTACCCCCGCCATGCAAACTTGTCATTTTTATTGGAGAAATAATGGACTGGCTTAAACAGATTGCACCAACTATTGCCACCGCAATGGGTGGCCCCTTGGCTGGCATGGCGGTATCAGCTATTAGCAAAGCTATTGGTGTTGACCCCGAAAAGGTTGGCGACTTAATTAGCAGCAACAAGCTAACCGCCGACCAGATCGCACAAGTCAAACTGGCTGAGATTGAGCTGCAAAAGCAAGCGCAGGAGCTTGGCCTAAATTTCGAGAAGCTAGAGGTGGAAGACCGCAAGTCAGCAAGGGATATGCAGTCTGCCACCCGGTCAATGATGCCACCCATACTTGCTGCGGCTGTGACCATTGGATTTTTTACCATCATGATTATGATGTTTTTTAACAAGATTGACTCTAGCAACCCGGCTATCTTGATGATGCTGGGAAGCTTGGGAACCGCTTGGACCGGGATAATTGCTTATTATTTTGGCAGCAGCGCCGGGAGCCAGGCTAAAACAGATTTGCTAAGTAAAAAATGACGCCTCACTTTAGCCTTGCAGAACTAACGCACACTGACCACCGCAGTCTGGACAACACGCCAAATGCACAGGAGTTGGCTAACCTTCAGCGCCTGGCTGAGTTTCTGGAGACAGTCAAATCAGCACTTGGCGGCAAGCCCATAATGATCAACTCAGCCTTTCGCAGTAAGGCCGTCAATGACGCCGTAGGAAGCAAAGATACCTCTCAGCATAGGCAAGGCTTGGCTGCTGATTTCCGAGTGCCTGGCATGGCTCCTGACGCCGTTGTGAGGGCAATCATTTCAGCCAAGTTGCCGTTTGATCAGATCATTAGAGAGTATGACGCTTGGACGCATATCAGCATTAGCGACAAGCCCCGGCGTCAAGCACTAATTATTGACAAGGCTAGCACTCGGACATTCGCATAAGTATCCGATACGCAGCGATGGCGTCCTTGAGGTCGCCTCGCAGCTGCTCAAGCTGGTCCTGCTGTTGCTGCAACTTTAGGTAAACCTCAAGCGCAAATTTATCGAGCGTCTGGCGATCCCAGGCTGCGAAATTCGGTAGATCGTTCAATTTGATTCCTCATCCATTGCGGTCCCAGACGTGCTAATGCAATGCGCTGGCTTTGGGTCAGTTTGATTGAGTAGACCACGGTCAGTGGCTCACCTCCACGCTTGGCCTTGTCGATGCGTTTGTCTCTCATGGGCGTTTCCTAGGCAATGGTGCCCAATGCGTCCAGAACTGCGTCTCGCATTGCCATTTCAAAAGGCATTTTTAAGACGCCGAAAAGCATCGTATCGCTCATGTCCCCTCCTTAATGTTGTGGGCGGCTTCAATGGCACGGGCAAACTCCATCAATGCGCCATCGTGGTCGGCGGGGATGCTGCTGGGCATCAGGTTCAATATTGTGCTGGCAGTCAGTTCTACCCACGGGCGCTGGGGTGGGGCGGTGTAAAGTTTAGTGTCATTTGGCACAGCAGTATGAAACTGGCAGTAGCCGTACTCGTTTTTCACGTGATCCGCTGCCGTTGTCGCCACCGGCTTGGCTTGTCTTAGGTTAGTCATGTCCCCTCCTTAATGTGGTGAGCGGCTTCGGTTTCAAACACCAAGGCATCACTCCAAGCAAGATTTGGGTTTCTTATCATTGCTTGATTGGCTCTTGTTTTTACTGCAAGCCTTTGATTTTTTGTCAGCGGCTGGCGTTGCAATGACAACGGTTGAAGGGTAAAGATGGACATTATTTCGTAAACGCCGTCTGTTGGCGGCGGGTTATCAATGTCAGCAAACCATCCTTCTCGGCAAGGTATGAGTTTTCCAATCGGCTCGGCTTCCTGCTCTGGCTGTGCTGACTTTTTAGCTACCCACGCAAGTCCAGTGTATGTCGGCTCGTACACGTAGCCAAGTGACTTTAAAATTTCTACCGCTTCGTTTGCAGCCGGTTGATAAAACGCTGGCTGCACTGGCAGGGGTGATGGGCCCGGGTCAACCAAGCCAATAATTTCGCTCATGGCCTGCTCCCTGCTGATGCCGTCGGGAGGCAAATATCTACATACTACGGACAATATGGCTTCCAGCGTTTGGCTGTCATTTGTTTGTTTCTTTTGTGAATAAACCTGCCCGCATTTATGGCACTGCACAACGCCGTTAAACGGATTCCACTTGACCGCACTCGCGTCCGTGTAACCGCAACAAGGCAACGCCTCCAGCGCCTGTTGCATTACGTCTCTGTTACTCATTTCGTTACTCCTTAATGTTGTGGGCGGCTTCGATGGCTCGGGCAAATACAAGCGTCCAATCTTGATTTCCGTGTGCTGTCAAAACCACTTGTTGAATCTCCTCATCCGTCAGCGGCTTGCGCTGCACTGACCTCTTGCCATCGGCAAACCCTCGCTGGTACACGATCGACAGCGTGTCGGCAGCAGCGTCCAGCTTGGCTTGCGCTGCTTGGCGCTTTGAATTAAATCCTGTCATTTCATTCTCCTTCCAATTTCTGCTGCTGCGCGGACAATGGCGCGGCGGGTGGCTGCGTAGGGGTCTTTTTCGTTGTGGCTCCAGATGACAATTTCTTTTGCACCGTCATGCAAAGGCGCGGCGCTTACATAGTTGTCGTACCTACCAACAATGATTTGCAACTGCACCGCCAGCCGCAGCGCATCGCCATCGTCGGTGAGAGGGTTCCACTGGTTAAACTCAATCCGCATCTTTGCCTCTTCCAGCCCACAAGCCTTCGCCGCCAGTTCGAGTAGTTCTTTGTCCATATCACATCTCCTATAAACCAGAATCGGCCAGTGCTTCGGCCAAGAATAAAAGAAACAGGCTGCGGTGTATATTCAAGGCGCTGTTCCAGCCATCATTTCTTTCAACAACTTCTGTGTAATCACATACAGCACCCACAAGTATAAAATTTGATATTGTGTACATCATCCTTGGCTGCACGTTTTCGGAAGCATCCCGCAGCGCCGTGCTAATCGGGCCGTACTGGAGGTGCTCGTCATCCGGGTGGATGCGAAAGTCGTCACCCTTGTAATCTGCGGTAGGAATGTACGCAGCATCTAACCAGCCGCCTCGATCATTAGTTTGTATCCTCGCTCCACGGGCGGCAGCGTGTAGTAAGCGGCTCATATCAAATACCCCGCAAAAAAGGACAGCGCCACCAGCGCCAGCAGCGCGAGGACAATTGCCAAGGCGGTGTCAATCCAGCCGTAGGCAAATAAATCTTCAATCTCATCGTCTTTCATTTGGCTTCTCCTTTAGTTATTGCTGCTCGGGCAATAGCTTGGTACTCGTAGTCCATTGCGTTTACAGTGCCGATCCAGTTTAACGCCGCCAGCAGTTCCTGATTCACTGCATGGAGTCGGCGCAGTTCGGCGGCGGCTTGGCGTTTGCTGCATTTGGGGTTTGGTTTTCGCCCCATGTCGCCATCGTCAGCCATGCTAATCAACCTGTGCGCTAACCATAAGGCTTCTGGTTGTGTTGTCATTTCTGTTCCCTCTCTTTCAGCATGGCATTTGCCATTTCGTAGGCAATTGCTGCGACTGTCCCGGTGGTGTTGCCCTGCCATGACGGGTCAACTAAAAGAGCCCCCATCGCTTTGCCAGCAAAGTAATCGCGCAGGGTCATGCCTTTGTCGTTCCAAAGATTACCTGCACCGCCCTCATTGGGAAACGCTGGGCCTCCTGTGCTTGTTGTCATGTCAACTCCTTCAGTTGTGCCTGTAACCGCTTGTGGAAACTATCCTCGCCATCATCGCAACTCAGCAGCCAGTCAATGCGCTGTGCATAAACGTAAGCCAGCTTTAGTGCCTTTACAGCCTTCTCAAATTCAACGATGGTTTCGGGGCTGTAGTGCCGACCAATGTTGTTGCCCCACTCATCCTTCTCGGTGCTGTCGTTGGTCAGTATCTCGCTACCTATGTCATCTGCTATGTCAAGCAAACGGTGCTGTTTGTAGTTAAAGTGTCCGCCACTCATTCCCATGCTCCTTCTTCAAACTCGTTTACATGTTCCAGTGCAAAGATCATTAGCTGTTTGATCACACCGGGTGTAATCTTCACATTTGATCCTTCTCCATCAACAAACCTGATCCAATCACCATAAACTTGAAGCTTACGTGCGTTGTCTATCTCTGCCCCGTCAGAACTAAGGTTCATGTCCGATTCCCCCGTGCCGTTGTTGCCCTGTCAAAGGCTCTAGATAAGTCTCTGTTGCGATCTTTGGTGCCGATTGGTATACGGGCCTTGGCAAACAGGTTTGCGTTAGCCTCGGCCTCCTCAAATGATTTAGCAAGCCACACTGCCTCAGAGCGGTGTTTGCGTTTAGCAATCGCCTGCTTGATTTGCGAGTCAGTTGCTTTTTTGGTAACTTCTTCGAAGTCGCTCATGCGGATTTCTCCTTAAAACGGTATGTCATCTTCGTTGTCTTTTGGCAAGCCTTGATATTGTTCTTTTGGCTTTGGGTCATTTAGATATGCCCAGCCATCCCAGCCGCCTTCCTTCAATGGGATAACGTCCAGCTTCAACATCTCGCCTCGCTGAGTTTGAATGATGCTACCGATACGTTGATAACGGTTTTTCTTTTCGCCTTGAGCATTGGTGTATGTTCCAACTACGCAGCTAATTTCTTTTGAGATTGCCATTTTTTTCCTTAGTAAATGTGTTGTTCGCTGATTTCTTTAAGCACTTGGTCGTAATAAACCCGTGCCGCTTCGACTTTGGTTTTTATCTTGTCTTCCATTACCGTGTCTCTGACGTATGGCACAACCGTCACACGCAACTCGCGGTTGATGTGGTCAACTTTGTGAAACGTTTTGTTTTCCCAACCAATTAGTTCCTCGGGAGTGTTGACTAAGCAATAAGCAATGTCTGCCCGTGGCTTTTCCCACAACCACATATAGGCTCTTAGCTGCCATTCGTAGCCCTTGTCTTCACCTTGTTCCGCAAGCACTGGAAATGTTGTAATGCACCAGCTTGATTTAATGTCAATAATCCTGTCATCCGCCACAATGTCAGCCTCGCCAGTAATCCATTCGTTTTTGCGGCGTTCAGTGTTTTTTGCATAACTGGATAAATGCACAGCGTTGTAAAGGTCAATGGATTCATCTTCAACTTGGATGCCTTTGTCCATGTACTTGCTGCTGATGCGTTCGTCGTAGCCATAGACAAATTCCTTTGCCAACTTAGTGACGTAGGTTTTAGCACCAACAGACAATTCATCTTTGCCTTTTCCATCGGTCATGATTGCTGACAAGGCGCTGGCTCTAAACAGGATGCTCATAGTGTTGCCTTTCTTGCGTCTTTGGCCTTGGTAATCTGATCACGGGCAGCTTGGTCATCACCAACAGTTTTGATTCCCTTAAAAAAGGCTTCTTTAAGTTGTTCATGCGTAAAGCAATCAGCAATGTCTGCCAGCAGTGCTTTGATCGTGGCGTCTGTCACCTTGGGTACTGGCTTGCTGCCAGCATTGCCATCGTCATCCTCTGGTGCGATTCCGCAAGCCGCCATCAAGCTGTACCGCCTGGCATACGTCAATGCAGACCCGTAGCCCTGTGGATCGTGTTTAGCAGCGGGAACGTGCAGCTTTCCGCACTCAAGCATTTCACCAGACTCATGCACAAACACGGTTTCCACCGTCACACCAGCATCGTCCAGGCTGTTGCGCTGGATGAGTGCTATGCCGTTATCGTTTAAACCGCCTATGACCGCTTCAACGCAAGCAGCCAAGTCAGCGTACCGACTCTTGAAATGCGGGTTCGTAGCGGTCTTCAGGGCAGGCCCAAAGGCTTTCTGTGCTTTCACCAAAGCAGAGGCTATTTGTTTCATAGTGTTATTTCCTTGATTTCCAATGGTTCTTTGGTTTCAGAAAACAGGTTAATTTCTGTCTTGTTGCCTTTCTCATCAGTGACGATCAGCTTGCGCCGCCAAAACAACCCGCCAGAGCTGGTGGGCAGTGCATTTGTCTTGGTCAATTCCAGGGTCGTGATTCGGTGAAGCGTGATTGTTTGCATTTCATTTCCTTTCGTATGCAAGTTCAATTTCAAGTTCTTTGATGTGTTTCGTAGCGTTCGCAAGCAAAAAAGACATCTCGCGCAATTTGCTGTGCAGCATTCCAACCTCAAACGCCAGCCTGTCCTCGGGTGGTGAACCTGCATACGCACGGTTGGCAATGTCTGTAATTCCAGACAAGATATCTTCGATTTTCATGATTTTTTACAAAAGTGAATAAGGTTGTTCATGATTGTTTGTATGTTTTTAAGTTCTGTATGCTCTAAATCTTTGTAATAGGCATCAATCATTTCTTTATAAAACAGTTGGTCTTCGGGTATTAATTCCTGATATGCGCGGTTAGCTAAAAACGCTATATTAAAAAAGGTTTTTTCGCAGATATCAGCTATCTCTGGATTACCGCCGGCCAGTCTAGCCTTGTCAATAAGATTTTTTTGTTCCGTGACCAGGCGGTCAATAGGACTTGGATTTTCATATCCAGAATTAAGTTGATCAATCACAATTGCACTTTCTGAGTCTTCCGACCCGTTTTGGTAAAACATTGGACACTGCCGTTCTCCAGCTGCGTCCACCCTGCGTTATCGCCACACATTTCCTGTGCAGCACGTTCAAACCTCGCCTGCGCTCTTTGTTCTGCTTGCGTAGCCTTGGCATCATTTGCCGCATCCATTGCAGCCTGGTGATCGCTAGGGCCGTCAAGCAGGTATGCCGTGGACAACACCAATGCTGTTAAAGATGCCAGCGTCCAATTGATTGCGTGATTCATTCTGCGTTCCTATCTTCGTAGCGTTCCTGTCCACGGTCGTACTGGTCATGTTCAGCCTGGACCGCCATGTCCTCCAAAGCTTCTTTCTCAATGGTTGCCGCCAAATCCCCGATGACCTCGCTGATATCAACGCTTTCAACCAAAGCCCAGATAAGTTCGACAGCTGCTGCACTGCCAGGGTGATCAAAAGTAGCGCGTTCTTCTTCCTCGAAAGCTAAGTAGCAATCTAGCACCAAGCCGCCAGCAGTCTCAAAGCGGTGGTTATACAGACCCTTCAGGTCTTCCTTAGTTGGCTTGTAGCCAGCCGTCCAGACAGGGGCGCTCATGCCATCTCCCCTAGCTGCTCACTGGCAGCAGCCAGCTCAGAGACCGACAGCGCAGAGCCATCGGCGTGGTAGACACGGGCGTTACCGCCTTCGCCGCCCAGATCAAACCAGCAGGCCACAATCGTGGACAAGCTGGTAGACCGACAGAGTACAAAGCAGACGGTGGCCCGGTAGAGAGCTACACGGTCTGGGTAACCGCTTACCCCTGCGTCATTGACGCAGAGGATGTAACCGCCCTTTGAGGCGGCGTGGATGGTTGGGGTCTGAGCAACCCCGTTTACGAATTTGGTCACTGTGACTGGTGATGATTTCATTTTGCTTCCTAAAAGACACGGGTAATCATGCTGGTGTCCTTGTGAAACTGTCAGCTTTCAGCAAGCCAGCCTCAAATTTAGGCATATCGTAGTAAAAGGTTGATCCTTTTAGGTAAGCACGGCGCTCTTTGTTTGCTTGATCTACGACTTGCCAAACAGTGGTTTTGCCAGTGTGGGTGATTTCAACTATTTCAACAATTTTGTCCATGATGTTCTTTCAAGTTAAGACCCTGTGCAAAGTGCTAGGGCTTGAGTAGGATTCTAGCGTCACGCTAGTACAGGTCAAGCACTCAAGCAAAAATATTTGCTATGACAAACCCTTAAGGGTAAACACCTACACATTTAGTCTCAAGCATTACGCTAGAATTCTCGGCATGGAAAACAAATTGACAGCAACGCAACGCCAAGAACTCGCCCAGACGGTCGGCCTCAACGAACAGTGGCTTTACCAGTGCCTCAGTGGTAGGCGGGACATGAGTCCTGCTGAAGCCATCAGGGTGGAGGCTGCGTCTGGTGGTCTAGTCACCCGGCAGATGCTGTGCCAAGGGACATGGTCCAAGATTTGGCCTGAGTTGGTGGCATGAATGAGTTGGCTCTTTTCGCAGGCGCTGGTGGAGGAATACTCGGAGGCAAACTCCTTGGATGGCGAACAGTCTGTGCAGTTGAGTGGGAACCTTACCCAGCAAGCGTACTGTGCGCCCGACAAAATGACGGTCTTCTCCCGCCTTTCCCGATTTGGGATGACGTTCAAACCTTTGACGGCAAGCCGTGGAGAGGAATTGTTGAC